CTCTGTCGGCCTGCTGTAACTGATTCAGTACCACGAACGTTTCCAATGAATCGTTCCCATGGGGCCATGAATCGCTGCTGCCAAGTAAGACCAATAGTTGGTCCGCCAGCCGAGTGGGCCATGGTAGCGTACTGATCAATGGCGTGAGCCACATCTTCCAGTTCACCAGCAAGTCCACTTCGTGCCATCGCGTATAGTACCTGACCGATTCCAGCAAGTCGGCTTCCGCCGAACATCTTAGAAGCGGCCCAAGCCCTGTTCACTTCGGTAGCAACCCCAGCCATACCCCAGAATGCTCCAGATGATCCACGCAGAACTCCGTTGGCAGTCCTGAGACCACCCTCTAGAGCCATGTGAGGATTGTATTGGAATCGACCAGTGGCATAGTCATACTTCTCTTGAAGATGAGTGATGGCTGCTTGTGCTTCGTCAAGAACATCTTGAGAAACATTAGCAGCATGTAGACGATCTTTCAGTGATTGGATGACATCTTTAAAACTAGTTGGACCACCAAAGCGGGTGCTGAGATGGTCGTTAAACATCAATTCTGGCATTCGTCGCGTAGCGTACATGTGCAGATTATCAAGCGGATCTGTAATGTACCAGCGAGCAATACGAGGATCATTTACAACCTCGTCCTCAAGAGTACGAGCAAACTCACCCAGTTGTCGACCAGTTGCTCGACGAGTACGTCCTCCCTCTCCTTCAACAAGTCCACCAGTCTGTGCGTGGAATGTTTCAGCAGCGAGATCTCGGGCTTCCTCGTTAAGTCGAGGAAGGAAGGTGGCTCGTTCTGCATCTGACAAAGATGCCCAAGATCGACCACGCCCAATACCGAGAGCATCACACAACTCATGAGGCAGTGCTGCTGCCTGTTGCATTCGTTCTAGAAATACAGCGTGGAAATCTCCAATAACCGCTTGCGAGTTATTACGGGCGAGATTTGCGTTCAGCATACGAGGAGTCCAGTTCTCTGGAAGATTGGTTCGACCAGTTGATCGCATGATCGCCTGACGCCCCTCTTCGTAATAACTGCGAACAACCGTAGCAACCTCACGCTCAGCCGCACTCAATGCAGTATGATCACCAGTCCTGAGTGCAACACCAATATTATCCATAGAAGCAACCGTAAAGTGTTGCTGATTCCTTTGAATAGTTCCGATAACATGCATTACTGCTCCGTTACCACGATCCTTAAAGTGCTGAAATGTCTTTGCAACCGTGGTCTTAAGTCCAAGCGACGATACGGTTGCTTCTGGACTATCCAACATATTGAACACTTCAACAATCATGCTTAGATCAGGACCGATTGTGTGTAGCTCACCAAATCGTGTACCAGAGGTAATAAACCTAAGCATAGCATTACCCAGTCCTCGAAGTGCTGGGATTTGGGCCATAGCCGCTACTGCTCCATTAGCAATGAGTAGACGATCTCCCTTACTATTAGCCCCAAGCTCCTGAGATATTCGATTGGCTGCGGTTACAACTGGAGTAGCGGAAGTTCCATTAGTTACACCTGCTGGAGTTGTCTTTACAGTAGCCTCCGCAGGAGTACCAATAGCTGGATCAGAAGAGTTAACGCGCAAAGTAGTAGACTCTGCCGCTGCACCTTCTGCAACAACCTTTGGCTGACGAGTCATAACCAGTTCACGACCATTCATCTTAAGTTCAGTAATGGTTGTGTCGCCAACATCATTCAAAGTACCATCCAGTGCATCCAACCCAGCATGAGTAGGAGAAGTATCTCCAAGAGCATGTGATACACGAGCACCAAGATCATCCTCAAGTTCAACCCAACGTGGAAGACGACGAACGTCGCCAAACTGTTCAAACATTCGACGGGCGTACTCTTCTGCTCCCGCTGTATCACCAGCAGCAGCCATGATATTAGCCTTGACTCGAAGCATGGTAAGTTCCAACACATCAATAATGTGAGGAGACACACCAGCCAGTTGACCAGCCCTAATTACCATAGCCGCTCGCTTGTCAATAGCGGCAAGCGACTTGATATTTTTAGCCTTAGCCTTTAATAGATATTCTTCATTAGACCTAGCGGCCTTCAAAAGTGGATCACCCTCTACAGAACCAAATTCAACAAGTCGAGTTGTCTCGGCTCGTGCTTTAGTAAGTTCTTCTTCAATAAGACTACCCTCACGATTAAGTTGATTAAACTTAGTTCCACCCTGTATAGCAGCGGCAGCCTTACGAGCATCGGTCCTAATCTGTCGATTAACTTTAGAATTAATCTCAGCTGGATCAATACTATCTACTTGCTTTTTCAATTCGTCACTGGCGGCTTCTGCAGCATTGCGCTTTGCTGCGGCTATCGACTCAGAACTAACAACTGAAAGTTTTGGTTCCTGGGGAGGAATCAAAGTACCAGCATTAACTGCCGCATCCTTCTCAAGTCGCCTAGCCATCGCATCTGCGCTATCAGCGGCTTTAGTAAGTTTCTTAATTTTACTGGCAGCTACCTTAGCGGTATTACCAGTAATAGTCTTGTCATCAATCATTTTCTGAATCTTAGCGGCAAGATCACGACCAAATGTAGCTGACAGTTTGTGCCTATCAGCACGTGTAGTCATATCTGCATTGTCTGCAGCTTCTCGAATTGCATTCATTTGAGGAGCAGCGGCATCCAACTCTGCCTTAAGAATAGCATCCTGCTCAGCATAGGTGGGTGGAAGAACCTGTGCTTTAGTATTACGTACTGGTCGAAGTGGGAAGGAACCTGACTCAAGAGCATTGTCAGCGGTGCCCTCTCCCATAAGATTATCAACCATCTGAATACGCCAGCGATTACTCGCCTCAACGCGACCACGCGCTACCTTATACATGTGCTCCCAACCATTGTCTGTCATTCCAAGACGAATAAGTGGGAATCCCTCTTCGATAGAAACACTGCGTTCAATGGCTCCCGCAAGGTTCAGCATTCGCTCTGTTGGTCGAACGCGCCATTGCGTGATCTTAGTTTCTTCATGCAGACTCCTAAGAGCCTTAAGAGATTCACGAAGCTCAAACCAAGCCTGATACATTTCCTCAGATGGACGAACTCTATATCGACCATTTCCAAGTAGGGTTGCTTCCTGGCTTAAAACATCCGCAACAGTAGCGTCAGCGTTAAGAGTTGTATTAAGAGCGTTGCGCCTGAGCTTCTGACTCTCAGTAGTCCACTTTGCTGTGGCTGCTTTGAGTTTCTCCATGTTCTCAAGAACAGTGCCCCATTGGCTATTAGCGCGCCTAGCCTGGTGGTTCATACTAGAAAATAGAACATTAGCTTCATCGAGATGCACTTGTGCGTTGGCAACCATTTTGTTGGCTTCCAAGACAGTCGCATCGTGAATAATATTCAATTGCTCAATTGCACCAGACCAACGTCCATTTGCAATATGTTCATCGTATACCTCCATCAACGCATCGCGTCTAGACTTATGGGCAACCCCCAATAAATCTTTAACCTTCTTCCGTGCTACATTAAGCACAGAATTTTCGACGGCCTCCATTGCCTTAATCTGATTAATAGCACCAATAGTGCGTTCAAGTGTTTGTTTATCCGCTCGTGCCAGATATCGTGCTGCAGACTCTATACTTCCTGTTGCATCCTCTAGATACTTAACAAGAAACCGATACTTGGCAGCATCAGGACCAGCGGCTCGTTCAATTTGAGCATGTGCTTGCTTACTCCACCAGATTGCTCCATCTTCTCCTCCAGCAACCCAGTTAGCGTGCTGTTCAGCCCATGTAGCTGTTTCAGCATGTTGCAAAGCACGAACCCGCATGCGCTCGCCTACATATTCACCAATCTCATCACTACTGGGTTTGTTTTTAATAATCCAGTCAGTAAGATCGGTCATTTCATTATGACCACCCCATCCAAGCAATGCTCGCTGGTTATCGTCCATTAGAATGGCTCTAAGGTGGGTGTCAGATTCGGTAGCAGCCAACGCTTTTGATAGTCCAGCCTTTGCAGAGATATACTTACTTTCGGATGCAAAGTCAGCACCAGTTTGCATGTGTTGCCTGGCTTGTGCAGCAATGTTTTCTAGACCTGAGATCGGCATGGCAGACTTAGGTTCACCACGCATTCCTCGCTTAATAATAGCTCCAAGCATATCACCAGCAAATGTAAACCCAAGTCCCATTCCAACACCCATAGCTACTTCTGGAACCCACGACCCCTCTGATTGGGCCGTCTTTCCATACAGTACTTCATTAGTGCCATGTCGCGCATCCCAGCCAGAGTATGACATAGATGCGGCATCAGTCATATTCCACAGATAATTAGCTGCCTTGAATGTCTTGGAATAGTTAGACTGGGTAATGGCGACCCGCATACCAAGTGATACAGACTCGCCAGCGGCCATAGATGCCCTACCAGCATTCAGAAGCGCGACCTCTGGTGTAGCCAATCCAGCAGTAGCAATAATAGTTACAGCGGTAATTGGATCTGCAAATATATAGTTAGACAGTGCAGAGGTGGTCTTAATAAACCCATATCCAATCATGTTAGTCTGCGCATCATACTTGTCGACGGCAAGACGGGCTCGAACAACCTCATTAATCTGCGAAACCCTATTAAACATATCATTGACTGATTTTGATTCGGTGAAAATAGATTCCAGCAAATCTTTGCCACCCGCAAGATCTACGGCAACTTTAGCATCGTCAGGAACTGCGCCCCACATTTTCCGAGCTTGCTCGGATGTCCAACTAGGATCTGCTTTTACTTCATGGCTATGCAAATAGCCTAACTTCCAATTAATGATATTAGCCTGTGGGGTATCCATCGATCCGAATGCAAACTCGCCAGTACCGTAATCTCGGATACCGACAAGAGCACGGTCTACAGTAGACCCCAGGAAACCACCGCCAACGGAAGAACCCAAGCTGCCGCTAAGCAACTCGGGCACTGCCTTAATACCACCGACTGAATCCTTAACGATTGGTTTTCCGACAAAGAAGTTAGTATTAAGGGTACTCATATTTTATTATCCTAAAGAAAACGGATTGGTAGTACGATTATTTTCTAATCGCCTAACTTCATCTTGATGTGTTGAAAAATAATCTTTGAACTTAGCCTCAGTAACAGAAATACCAGATTTCTCTGGATCAATTTCATAAACCTCGCCGCTTTTCATTGTAACACGCACAGGAGAGAATCCCCTGGACGTATAAAAATCAGTTGGTGCTGGTTCAATAGACTTAATCTTATCTGCGCTAATAGCAACAGTTTTAATTACTCCAGTATCAATAACTGGAAGTGTTGACATATATGTAGCAACGGCTGGAGCAAGACTGGTTAGATAAAGACTAAACCCAGCACTTTTAATATCCTCTGTTGCAGGAAGAGCTCGTCCATTGACGGTTTGTGGATTATACACAATATCTGAAAAGCCATCGGCTCGGTTAATCGATACATACCCAACACTAGACATCATTCTAATAACAAATTTAGCTCGATCCGCCGCTGGCAGATCGGGAATACTGGTGGACATGTCCGCAAAATCAGTTAACAGGTTTTGATCCAGTTGATTTAAATTCTCATACTGCACATTAAAATGCGATGTTACGTTTGTAACAACACCACCTCTTGCAGCATCCAATTGATCTTGTTGTGCTTTTGGCACTGGAAGTCGATTAGTATCTGACCTCTCTTGTTGACTTCTACTAAAGTCGGCGACCTTAGTCATAATCTGTTCCGTGGACAGAGTTCCCTGCTCTGAATAGAGGGTGAATAGAATGGAAGCTTGGTGAGCTATTTTAAAAGCACCGCTGCTTCCAATAGCTTCAGCCACATTAGGAAATGATCCTGGATCATACACCCTAAAGAAAGCAGTAGCAAAAGTTGCGTTGTTAGAATCAGCAACCGCACTTTTAATTGCTGTTAACATTTCAGGTGGGGTATCAGCAAGAAGTTGAACCTCTGATTGTAATAGACCAGTTGCTGCTTCAATAGAAAGACCTGAAATCCTATCTTCATCAAGTAAAGTCTTAAGTGCAGACGCCTTCCATCTTGTTTTGGAATCTGCTTTAACTGTTGGATCTTTTGCTATACGAAGTAGGCTTGATTCCATGTTTTTGTTGGTACGTTCAATATCAGATTGTACCTCTGTAATGAATCTCTTGTAGCTAGGAGCCAATGGACCAAGTTGGGGCCAATTTCCATCAGCATCCTTTTGCATACCCCTTAATTCCATCCACCAATCTCTGGCTTTACCTGTGTCGGTAAATTTATTGCCCCATCCTTTTTGAATATCAGGATCATTAAGAATCTTGCCCTGTTTATCAGTAACAATATTGTCTTCATTTAACCGATATTCTCCACCAGGATATCTGAAATCAATTTCTTCTTGGGCAAAGTCGCGCTCAGCACGCTGTATTGCTTCATCTCCTACCTTTTTTAGGGCAGGAATACCAGACTCGGCAAACTGTGTAGCAAGACGCAAATGCTCTTGGTTTAGTTTACCAGGTGGAAATACTTGGAGTGCAGCTGCTGACAAAGCAGAAGAAGCAGCGGCTGGCGTAAGTGGATCGTTTTCATTTTGGTAAAGATTGCCAAAAGCCTCTTCAATCCTGCCATTCTTAAGCTGATCGGTTGCTGTATCGATACGATGTTGATTGGCTTTTTGTTGATTAGCAACATTTCTTTGCTTAGTCTGAGCGTCTACTACTGCATGCGCTGCTTTTGCAATTGCATCATTAGCGGCTTCTTGTTCTACTTTAGAACCAGTTGTTAGTATCCTTTTAATTTCTTCAGGAAGAATATCCCGTAAACTATCATATGCGGCCTTGAATACAACCCCTGGTTTAGAATCCAGTACTTCTTTTGGAAGATTTTCTGGTCGTGTTAGTTGAATAACCGAATCTTGTAAAACAGTATCAACAAGACGTTCAACCTGATTGGCTGCATTTCGTTCTGCTTGCGCGGCATCTTGTTTAGAAGTAGCTATCAACTGGCTTTCTTCTACAGTGGCCAGTTTATACAACGCTTCGTATCGATTAATACCAGATACATTTCCTGGTGGAGTGTTTTTAAGATATGCTTCAGCTCCATCTTTAACAGCCGTAACACCAGAAAGATTTTTTTGCCCCACAAGCGTCATAAGATTTGTAGTATCTAGTGCTAGTCCCCGATTGTCAGCTTCACTTCTTACCTGGATATTTTTAGAAATAATTCTGTCTTCTTCAATTCTTTTTTGATTAGCACTCTGAGCCGCTTCAGCGTCAAACCTCTTTGGTTCATCACTTACACCAGCAATTACAGAAGCCCACGCCTTGGTGGCTTCGATATCTCCCTTGTCTAATGCAGCTTTATAATTCTCTTTTGCTTTAGTAACAAGTAGAAGGACATCATTTTTAGTACCATCTGCTTTTGCGGCAGCTAGATCAACAGTATATGCGGCAAGTTCTTTAGTAAGGGCGACATCTTTAACAACACCGCTTTGAAGTCCCTTAATAGCTGTACCAGCCATACTAGCCTGCTGAACAGCGGCATTTCGTTCTTCTGGCGTTAAATTAGTATCAGCAGCAACCTTTAGTTGAGCAGAGCGCAGCGTTTCCAGTGTTGGTACGTCATTAGCCTTTTCAGCTGATTCTCGAGTTGAACCAGCGTTAGCAATTGACAGTTGAATCTTATCGCTAAGCAATCGATCTGCGGCACGTTGAACTCGTTCTTGCTCAGCAACCTTACGGGCTGCTTCTATTCGATTGCGCTCAATCTCTGATTTGATTGCAGCATCAACAGATAGAATACCCTTGATTTCAAGGTTTTGACTTTCAATTGCTTGACCAGCAATCTGGCTACCAAGTCCAAGAATGTTCTGCAATGCCTGGTATTGGTTGGCTGGGTTGACTACATTTGTCTGAGCCACAAAGCGTGGATCAGTAAGTTGAATGGGTTGAGATCCAAAAGTAGACGGAGAGGGGGCAGCAGGCCCACCAGTAAGTCGTGTTTCCTTAGGCATTAAACAATAACTCCTTGCGCTCGAGCGGTTGCGCGATTGATATCCAGGCCCTGTTGCGAATTCAACAGTCCCATACCAAGGCTAAGGCCTTGCATTCCACCCGTAATACCTGCAAGCACAGTACTCTGAGAATTATTAATCTGCCACTGGGGCATAGAACTAATAGACAGATTCTGTTGATTAAGGCGTTGTTCCATTGTGGTCTTGGCCGATTCACGGGATGCCTGATAGCCAAGAGAGTTAATAGCAGCAAGAGAAGACTGGCTGTCTGCTGTTCCTCGTTCTGCTGCGCTGGCAATAGTGGCACCACGATAGGCATCATACCGACTCTGGATGGCTTCTCGCTTCTGTGCGGCGACAATATCCCCCTGCGCCTGAGAGACCGCCAAAGTCTTCCTATACGCAAGATTCATCTGAGAGTTTTGATAGTCTGCAATCTTCTTTGCGTTGTCGTTAGCTTGTTTTTGTTGGGCGTAAGAAGCAGCAGCAGACACAGCTGTCAATGCTACTGCTACGGCTGGTGTAATTGGCATTATGTACTCGCTGCGCTTCTCTTGGCTGGCACAAAGTCAACTGAGAATTCTAGACCAGTAATGTTGACTGGAGCACAACTATCAGATCTAATATATAGATCGACAGCCCCAGCCGAACCCATGACCTTGAAATTCTGGCTGTCCTTGTCAGACAAGATATTTTGATTAAGGATAAAGCCAATCGACCCTAGAGCCTTACCCGTATAGGTGTAAACTCTGTCGCTGGCTGGTGAAGTACGCGGATCAACAACAAAGTCAAAGAATCCCGTGTTACGGTGGTGAACAGAACATTGCTTTAATTGGAGTGATCCAACAGCGGCAACTTGTTGTTGATCTCTAATGTATTGCTTGGACAGTTGAATCTCCATATCAAATGGTCGACCAAATGTTACGTCTGCTAACGTATAGTTTCCGTTTAAAGATACCTGAGTATAACCAGCAGCTAGGGTTAGAAACTCTGTATCAAAACGAACACCTTCTTGATTTCCCCATCCTGTACCAAGAAATGCTTCCGACAAATCTGGTGCAGAGAAAGGAATCGAAAAATATGTCTTTTTAGTATCTGGGTCAAATGCTCCATCAACATTAACTCTACCATCCAACCTGGGGGTATAAGATGGAAGCGAGTCGGAATGCCTAAGCGGAATTTTCTCAATCCTGAAACGATTGATAGATGCTCCACTAATGATTCGACTAATCATGTAAAGATGATCGTCTATTACATTAAAACCTAGCAATGAATGATAGGATGACAGATTCCATTTTGCCCAAGACATTTGAATCTTTTTCTCACCCTGCCAGAACATGAAATTGACGTAAATCTCATTACTATTTGATCTAGCAAACAACACATCATTGGCGGACGAGGCTTTAAGTTCTTCAAGTCCACTAGGGATAAATCCATCTACATGCGCGGTAGTATCAATAACAATACTTTGAGCAGTGGCCTCATCGGTGATGTATTCGTACATTTGTGACCAGGGTCCCTTATTGGCTGTCCAATATAGTTGAGAACCAATAACAACTGGCTTTACAGATGGCGAGGTGTAAGTCGTAGATGGGATAACAGTGACAGTCGTAGGGGAAAGGGCTTCTGCGGCTCTGATCTCATACTGTTGATTACTTGCTGTAAATACAACAATGCAACGACGGAATGGCATCATCCAGGTAATACTAGTAACCTGAGAAGATGAAAGTTTAATATCAATAGGATCACTATCAATAATAGTACTGTAAGAATCAAGCCAGAAGTTAAAGAAGTCGCCAGAAGCCGACCCAACGACATGCTCTCCAGCAGAGAACCAAAGACGATTACGATGCACACATACATCGGTAATCTTCTTCCCGATAAACGATGGCCCTGGATTAGTAGCCGAGTCTCCGCTGTATCGTGGAACCCATGGACACCACGATACGGTAAAAGCAGTCGGTCCAGTCTGTACAATGCGCAGTGGAGCGGTGGTGTCGAGAATGGCTGAATTAGCCATCGGTGTCTGTACACGTTGATACCACGGTTGATATCCAGTAGAAATAGCTTGATACCATCCAGCTGGATGGCCTAACGCATCTCCCTGAGCATACCAGTTGGCATTGCCACCAACAGTCGGAGGAAGATCAAAGTCTTCCCACGATGCTTTATTGTGAGCATTATTAGCTGTATCTACCTCAGTACTAAGATAAGTACGAGCGTTAGTAGAAGAGTCAAGAGTAACGGTTGTGTTGGTATTTACCACAATAGTGGTGTCGTCAACCGTTACCATTCGAAGGTTGGCTGTCGATGTAGCTAGGTAAGCTTTCTGCGCTGCAGCAGAAATGTAAGTAATTGTGCAGGCTGTTCCATCGATGGTTCTAATGTGCATTGGTGTTGTCGCATCATTATGAATCATCATAATATAGCGTTCAGTATTAGAACGCTCAATCCAATGAATTTTAATATCACCAGAACCAATACTATTAATATGAAATACAAACTCAGATCCAGCCCGTTTTTCAATTCCCTTACCAAGATGGAGAAAGGTATTGGTGGCTTCCTCGACCTGATTGGGAAACCGTTGATTATCAGGTTGACGACTAACACCACCAGTAAGATCTGGAATTACAATGCGTTGAATCATCAGAATGGCCCTCGAAGACGACGGGCTCCAATGTAGGCCCACTCGCTCTTTGTGTTAGATGTAAATGCGTTGATGTCACGCGACCGCATATCGGCGGCACGAGAGCGCGCTCGAGAGTTAAATGAGATCTCCTGAAGAATCCTGTCTTGATCCTTCTCTCCAACAGTCGCCATCTGATACATACGAGCGGCTTGGTCAGTGATGTCAAACTGATCTGCGGTTGGAAGATCTTCAAATAGAAGAGCGGCTACAATCTTGATATTAACCTCAACACCGATTTCAAATACATCAGTATTGTCATCGATATTAAAGAGATAAGTTGGATTGCGACCACGTTGAACAATATTCCGATTCATGTCGTTGCCGAAAACATCAACAGACAGTGTGGTATCAGGAATATAAATGATACCATTTGCGTCAGGAAGAACGGTCTTTACAACTGTGTTACAGTTGAGACCTTGCATCTGACAATACAGGGTAAGTTCGTCCAAGGTCTGCACCGCAAGGGTGACGTCGTTGGAGCCAGTTACCGAAAGAGTGGAGACGGGATATTCTCCAGATGCTCGGAGGATACGGTTGACAGCGTCGAGTTTGCTAAGTGCGCCCATGGATTTCCTTTCAATTTAAAAACCCCCATGTACTTTCGTACATGGGGGTCGGGAGCGAATTCCCTTTTAGGGACTTTAGAGACGGCTGATACGGACATAATAGTCAGTAGTAGTAGTTGCTGGAGTCAGCGTAATAGATTTTGTAGCACTACTATGCAAAATACCTACTACGCTGGCGGCTGCAGAAGTTGCAATATTAGCAGCCGCTGCAACAAAACCCACGTGGGTAGGACTAGTAACACAAAAAACACCGAAAACACCGTCGTTTGATGGGGCGGTAGTATTTGTACCAACAACCATAAACGAACAGGGATATGCAGCAAGTTCCATTGGAGGAAGCGTTACCGCTGCTCCTCCAAATGGAAGTGTCATATCAAAGTATTCATTACTTCCAGCGGGGCCATGACCCAAAGGTCCTGGCTGTACGATAGTCGAAAACGGGTTTCGACTTGCGTTAGTTTGAGCCATGGTTACTCCTTAACCAATTCGAGTGATGGTAATAGTGGTTGCAGTGCTTGCTGCAGTCGCATGAGTAAACACAAGTGCTCCACCAGCAGCGGTGACATCGATATAGGAAGCTGTAGCACTAGTACCACCAGCAGTAATGCCAGTCATGACCGCCCCGCTTACGACGGTAGCAGAGTGCATCGTGATGATGGCACTTACTGGCAAGGTTGTACGGGCAGTACAGACGTGGAATGTGGCGGGATATGAACCAGACTCTACCACAGGACCAGTGACAGACGCGGCAGCAGTACCAGCAAGCGAGGCGGTCACAAACTGATCAGAAGTAGCCATACCACGGAAGCCAGGCACGTAGGTAGCGGAGGTAGTGGTTGCGTTAACAGTATTAGCAGAAGGCATGTTTGTCTTTCTTTAAGAAGAAGGGGGAGTTTTACCTCCCCCCCATTTTTGTTATTACTTATAGAACTATTAGGCAGATGAGCCCTGGATTTCATACGCAGCGTATGGCCGAAGCGCACCGCCACCCATCATGATCTTAGAGACCATGAAATCCGACTGACGACGAACGTCGCGGAACTTCTCAGTCTGAACACCCTGAAGTTGAAGAACTCCAAGTGCGCTCTTGTGGAACATGACTCCACCAGTCTTGGCGAAGTTACCCTGATACTTGGTAGGACCAGTGGTGATGTTCGTAGATGGGATGTGATTCGAGCAATAAACTGGAGTTCCCAGAACATTGATCGGATTCATGTAGCCCTGACCATCGCCGAGACCAGGACCGCCAGTGCGGACGTCAGTACGACCCCAGAGGCCACCAGCTGCGTTATTCGAGACGGTGGTACTAGCAACGGACGGAAGACCAAGAGTACGAAGGCTATAGTATAGCGGAATGTTAACTACAGCGCATCGATCAGAGGTCGGAATATCCAACTGATCCATCTTCTGATTGACAGCCGCGATGATCTCAATAAGAGCAGCACCCTTGGCTTCGGTTGGAACATTTCCGTTTGTCAAAAGAAGATCAGCGTTATAGCCAGGACCAGCACCAATTGCATTACCAACAGGAAAGGAATTAGTACCAGTATCAGCAGCGGTTCGAGCCGCATTAACAAGAAGTGCGGCAATCTTACGATCCATCTGACGCGCAAGTTCGCGACCAGTTTCACGAGACAATTCGGTTCGCGCATCATAGTGCGCCATAGACGCATCAATATCATCGACTTCAAAGTGAGCAACAAGTGGACGATCATCCAACGAGATGCTGTATTCCTTGGTATCGACATCAAGGCCGAGAAGTTCGGTACCAGCCTCATGGTATTCCGAACCAATCTTCCAAATAGCGGGGAACTTCATCGTGTTGCCGCTAGTCAACGTCTTAAAGTTAACCTTTGGAATAAAGGTATTAAATTCCTCAAATGCGGTAATGACTTCGCCGCCGTAGACGGGAAGCCACATGTCAGACGAGGTAGGGGTGGCGTTCGCATTGTTAGAACCAAAACGAATCAGATTAGTAGAAGCCATATCTTTTTTCTCTTACTTATATTTATAACTGTTCATGATCTCTTCTTTGATTGTCGTCACTTGATTGTCCCACAACGAGCGGGGTCTGGACGGTCTAGGATTCGGTCAAAGGCCCAGTAGGGATCGATACCTACATTCCCGCGCAGCGGGGTAATCATTATACGATAGGCCGACATAGCGAACTATGTCAGGTGGTCTTTACGGCATTCTGTAGCTCGATGGCCACTTCCATGCCCTTATTATAACTTGCTTCCTTCTCCGATGCAACTCGGGCATCCTCTCCAGGACGCTTAAGAAAGAGACCGCCAAGAAGAGAGGCAACCGACAAAAGCACAGTTCCACCTGGGATACCAGGAGCAGCCGTGTTGAGAGATGCCATTCCGATGTCAGTGATCTGCTTGATCACAGCATATCGCTCGTTGGCGGTATGAATCGCTGACTCGAACTTCTTAGTATTACTGTTGACATATGCAAGCCAATCAGTCCACGCTGCGTCTGCATCCTCGAGGGAAACAAAATCATTAGGTGGAATGTTAATGGCTGTCTTCACTGCGGGAGGAACCTTAACCTCAACCATAGATTCAAGGTTGCATCCATTCAGGACGGTGGTGATGATTCCAAACGTAATGATAATCGATACGATCCACATGAGTGGGGGAATCGAAGCGATAAACGACTTAATCTTGTCAAACATCATTCTTACTGTGTCCTGTAATGCGGAGACGTGCATAGACGTTCTCCTGGAAATCTGGATCGTTCTTATAGCGTGGGTCTCGCATGGCGGCAGTCATCTCTGCTGGTGAAGCAAAGGGCTTGATACCATTTGAAATACCCGAACTAGTTTGAACTTTAGTCTTAGGTTCCGAGTGGGCGGTAGCCTGTGATCGACGAGCCTTAAGACCTAGCAGAACGTTCTGCCATCCAATATTGCTGAGACCAGAGTTCACAGCCTGTCGCTCATTGTCGTCAAGATTCTCTTGAGCCCACTGGATGATACCAGTGAGTTCCTCAGAACCTCCAACGATCTCAGAGGCAATCTGCGCATGTTGCTTATGTCGTGCTGCGACACCATGAACATATCCGTCGATGATTTCATCGGGAATATTAAAACGCTTCTTAATGTCTTCGCGGCTTTGAGGTGTAATATCACCAGTTGTGTCGATCTCTGTTCCCCACTTACCCCATTCATCCTGAGTTGGAGACGGTGCTTCAACTGGCTTAGATGGAATAACTAGAGCGTCTGGCATCTTGCCGACTGGTTCATCGCTGACAATCTTGTCTACGATGGCTACACCCTGTCGAAGTTGTGCGTTCTCTTGTTGTGCCTTGGTAAGCGCGGAACGCTGTTCCTTATACGACTTCATAAACTTATCGGGGTCACCCCCGAATTGTGGTGGAAGTTCATTAGGATTAGATCGTGCCCACTTGTCTGCCAATGCGATCTCTGGATCGATTGGTTCTTCTTTTGCGGATTCGCTCATTGGCTCGGTTGTCCCTGTTGAGGATTATTCATTGCTGCCTTAGAGCCTGTTTCTGCCATGGCTCCAAGACTACTGACCATTTGTTCCGAAGTCATTTGATTAATGGATTGCTGAGCGGCTTGCTGTTGCTCGTCCTGGAGTTGCTGAGGAGTCTTAACAAGACCCACAGGCTCGAGACCAAACGACGAAGTCCACTTAATAGCCCAACCATACCAGTCGATATAGGGTTGAACACCCTGCATCTGACCGACAGTTGCCGCCCATTGGGCAAGTTGTGAGTTGGTTACTTCACGGTTAAGGGCCTCAAGTCCAGTACGGACCTTAAGGTTGAGTGGTCCCTTACCGTCGACCAACTTGAGAATCTCCTTGGGAATCAACTTGTCACGACCCATCAACACAAGAGTGCGTCGAACAATCGGGATCTGGATATCTCGTGCGAGTCCAGAGAAGATTCCTCCAAGGG